AAAACAGGAAAACCAGAAGACGAGAAAGAATACATCATTACAGTTGTTGATGATGCTTTGGTTATAAGATGTGAAGAGAATGAACTGAAAGACCCTAACGGGAAACCTGTCATACCTTTTGTTGCGATGCACGACCAGCCAGTACCAGGGGAGTATTACGCTATTGGAGACGCAGAGCCTATTATGTCTCTACAGAAAGAAATGAACGATCTTAGGAATTTAAGACAGGATTACAATAACCAAGCTTTATATCCTGAATGGATGGTGCGTAAAGGTTCAGGTATTAATCCATTCCAATTAGTACATAAGCCTAATAATATAATCTTGGTTGACGATATGCAGTCTCTAGAGCCTGTTCCTAAAGACTTAGTACCTCAATCAGGTTATAGAGAAGAAGAAAGCTTAAACCAAGATATTCAGGAAACTACCTCAACTACAAATTTCGCGTCTCCTGGTGCAACATCTGCATTTACTGATACCGCAACTGGTGCGGCAATAAGACAAGAAGAACAGAATACAAGAATGAAATTAAAAGTAGAATACTTAGACGATGCCGTTAGTGAGCTTGGCAGAAAGATACTGTTGATAGTTGGCCACGAACTCGAAGATAATATTGAAATACCAGACGAAGATAATTTCCATACTGTTTATAAAGATGCTTTCAAAAAAATGGCAGAAGGATTTAGTCCACAGGTCGTTTCAGGATCAATGGCGGCTGATACCCCAAGCGAAAGACGTAACGAGGCTATAGCAAGAGGTAACATAGCTTTACAGTACGCTCAAGCTGGCGTTCCTGTTAATTTAGAAGCTGAATACAAGAATATAATGTCTGAAGGCTTTAAGGTCGGGGATACAGATTCCTTATTAAAAGAAGCGCCACCACAGGGTACACCTGAAGGCGGAGCGCCATTAATGGAAGCACCAGCACCAGAACAACCTAACCCAGAATTAGATGGACCTCCTAAAATTTAAATTATTCCAATCAGGAATGACGGAAGAAGAAAAAGAAAACCTCGCTAAACACGAGGAAGTTGAAGCTATATTTAAAGAAGAAGCTAGTAAGGTTGCTTCCACTATGTCATCTAAAGGGTTTGGAATCATCTTAGATAAAATAGTTGATGAAATGGAGGTATGTAAAAACAAATTACTTACATGTAAAGAGAAAGACCTTGCACGTTTACAATTAGAAATCAAAATAAGAAAAGAGTTCTTAGATAAATGGACACCTTATGCAGGTTGATTGCCCCAAAGTCCCTTTTCCTCCCACTTCGGTGGGTTGGGGCAACCAGCTTACATAGCTGATCTTTACAATTAACGTCTAATACTATGGATGAAGATACCTCAAACGAGGAGGTAGTCGAGGAAACCGTTGCAGAAACGCCCGAAACTACCGAATCAGAGCCTTCTAGCGAAGCAGTAGAGCCTCGAGAAGAGAAACCTCTATACGCTGGCAAGTATAAAAGTGCTGAAGAGTTAGAAAAGGCTTACCAAGAAGCTCAACGCTTAATCTCTGAACAAGGGCAAAAGCTGAAAGCCTCTGAGAATCCTTTACCTGCTGATAAACAAGCGATTATCGATGAGTTAAAAGCCTTAGGGGTTGTAACTGCGGATGACCTTAAAAAACAGCAGGCTATAATGAATCAGGCACAAAAAGACAGCCTTGAAATAAAGGAGCTTGGTTTAAATCAAGATCAAGAAACAGTTTTAAGGAATTACGCTAATAGCAGTGCAAATCTTTCTAAGAGCATGACAGAATGCTGGAATGAGTTACAGGCTTTAGCAGGAGGGAAAGTTGTTTCAAGAAAAACTACAATTAAACCTAAACCAGGTAACAAAACAGGATTTGTTGAAAAGTCCGCATCTGAACTAGCAAAGTTGCCAAAAGCGGAATACGACAAATATTGGATAGATTACGCTAATCATAAAGCTGGGATTTAATTCCTAATTTTAATGATATGGCTCGACAAATGTATCAATCGATTGCCGCTACAGACCTATCCGCAAGCCCTTCCGCAACTGAAACAATCTCAGCCCCATTCGATGGAGTCTTGAGAATTGATGAATGTTATTTGCGTGCTGGTGAAGTGGTCTTTTTAGCGTCATCAACCGTTGCTACTGTCTACATTACCGTAGGAGGTACAACCGTTGCTACAGCTACTCCGAGTTCTACAACGCTTGCAGCTATCGGAGACACTCAGGGGCTTACCGCTTCCAGTGATAAGTATATTGAGTTTTCTGCTGGTGACGACATTGTAGTAGGACATGACGTGAAAGCCGAAGGAACTACCGTAACAGGTACCACTTATTGGCATTTATCCCTTGAATGGGGTGTTTAATTCTCTAACCCAAAAGATATGAGACAATATTACTCTAGTATTGCTGCTGCTGATTTATCAGCTTCCAGTGCTACTACAGAAACTCTATCAGTTCCCTTCGCAGGAAGGTTGCTAATAGATGAAAGTTATATCAGGGTAGGGGAAGCTGTTGGTGCTGCTACTACAGCGGCTACCTGTACTGTATCAGTTGGCGGGATTGCCGCTGCTACATTAACACCCGATTCTACGGCTCTAACAGCTATCGGAGACACTCAAGTCTTCGCACCAGTAACAGGAGGTGAAAAGTATATTTACTTTGATGCCGGTGACGACATAGTTATGGCTCACACTCAATGTACTGGAGGTACTACCACTGGTACGGCTTATTTCCATCTATCGCTGGAGTTTGCCCACTAGTTATAAAAAGGAAAAGGGTAAATCTTAATATTTAATTTACCTTAATATGGCTAACTTAACAGTAACCACTTCGGCCAACTTCATTCCTAGACGTTAACTCCAAAAATTGGGAATGTAAAATCTCTTCTGATTAATCGGGAAAGCCCGACAGGGTAACCCACAACAAGTTCCACATGATCCTTAACAACATTGACAATTGAGATATAAGAATGCTACAATGTTGGTATGAAATTAACAGACCAATACATAGCAGGCTTTATAGACGGAGAAGGATACTTAAGCATTCTAAAACTACGTAGAAAATCCGCCAGAGGCGGGATATGGTATCAACCTTGTATAAAAATCTCCCAGAGAGAAAAAGATTCTGAGATATTGTGTCTGATACATGCACGATATAAAGGAACAATCAATAAAAGGAGGGTTTATACAGACAATTCACTGCCTAGCATCACACTTGATATAAAAAACAGGAAAGTAATTAAAGAAATGCTTACAAATATTCTCCCCTATCTTGTCGTTAAAAAGAAACAAGCCGAATTATTATTAGAATTTCTTGCATTGCCCCAAGTGAAAACCAGAAGACCCGAAAAACTTTTCACTATAGACGATTTAAAAGAAAAACAATCTCAATTGTACGAAGTGGCTCGAAAATTAAACCAACGTGGAATAGTTGTAGAGACTAAGTGAAGAGACTCCGAAAGGAGATGCGATAGTCCGATCTGCGCATATAGAAAGAAAAGCGCAGAGGTAGGCAGAAATGACCTACCCCCCGAAAGGGAGTAACAAATTGGAAAAATGGAGTACCGATATTATGAGAGCCACAGAAAGCAACTTAGTACTTGCAAACCTTGTTCATGACTACAGCTCAATGGTTTCAGACAATGGAGACACTATCCACGTTCCTAACCTTTCTAACCTAACTGCTAATGACAAGGTGGCTGGTGCTGACGTTTCTTTCCAGGCTCCAACAGAAACCAAAATTGACATTTCTCTAGACACGCATAAAGAAGCTTCTTTCAAACTAGAAGATATCACTAAAGTACAGTCAAATGTTGATCTAAACGCTGAGTACACAGGAAAAGCAGGTTATGCTCTTGCTAAAGCTATCGATTCTGCTTTAGCCGCTCTTGCTGCTTCTTTCTCTCAAACAAAAGGAACCTACGCAACTGCTATCACAACTGATGTGATTCTTGATTCTATTGAACTTCTTGATGTAGCAGACGCTCCACAAGATGATCGTCACTTTGTAATGAAACCAGGTACTAAACGTGACATTATAGATATCACAACTTATGTATCTAACGATTTCGTGAACGGTAAACCAGTTGAAAGCGGTAAAATCGGTTCTTTATACGGTGTAAACACTTACATTTCTAACAACATCTATAACGCTGCTACTAACGTAAATGATATGATGTTCCATAGAGATGCTATGGGTCTTGCACTTCAGAAAGCTCCTAAAACTAATGCTTGGTACAACCCTGCTGCAATTGCGTGGGAAGTTGTAACTGATACTATATTTGGAGTTGCTGAAATGAGAGATGACCACGCAGTGCTAGTTAAAACATAGTATTTAACCCATCTATTATGGCTACAACAGTTTATACAATATCCTTAAAGGATAAAACAGGTGACGATGCCTATCCTACAGACCAAGCGTCTGGCTCTGCTGTTACGGCAATGACTGCCACAGAAGAAGACGGTGTCCTTACACTGACTTGTACAACTTAATTGTTTTACACTCCACCCGTTATCATGATATAATGGGTGGTAGTAAAATCATTAACTAAAATACTATGGCAGAATCATTATTTAATACACAAGAAGACAAAACACCTGTTTGGCTTTCAAAGCCTGGTGTTGAGCCTAGGGTTTTCCCGGCAAGCGCAGTAAAAAAGCTTTTGGCTGACAAAAATAAAGGCTGGGAAGTTTGCGACCCAGAATTTACACCTAGCAAAAGAATCAGGCCAACAGATGACGGCAAAACACACGCCTCAAATAAAAACGCTAACACTGAACTTACAGGAAGACAGCTTGAAGCTAAGTTAGCGTTAAGTTTTACGGAATTAAAACAAATAGCAGAAGAGTTAGGTATAGAATCAAAACACATCCGTTCAAAAAAAGGGATGTTAGAATTACTAGAAAGGGAAAAAAAACTTTATTAAGGTTTATGGATATTAATTCACCAGATTACTACGAGCAAGTTCTACTAAGGGATAGAAAGTTTGCTACACGTTTACTTAATTTCTTTATTAGAATATTCCGTGCCATTAAGATACGCTAGCCGAGATACATCGTATATTATAGGGGAAGCAGATACAGCCGCTACATTAACAGCGGCTTATGCTGATAACCAGATTAGCTTTCCAACGCCTGAATTTGATAAGGCTACTCTTTTTGTTACCTATATACCAGCCGAAAATGCAAGGAATTTGTATATTCAGGTAGAAGGTGGGCCTACGGATAGCGATTTTTTCCCGAAAACAGCTCTTTTAGACGCTGATACGGGTGTCTCTACGCTTTTAGATCATATCGGACAGCTACCAGGTACAACGGCAAGCACAATTTATAAAAAAAGGTGGGAAATTCCAATTTCTGACAAATTTTTACGAGTTTCTGTTAAAGAAGATGGTGCTGATACGTTCGGACTAGTCACTGTTCAAATAATCCTTAGATACTTACATTAAATGAGTGAGAGTTATGCATTAAACAGCTATCAGTTAGATATACCAGGTTATACAAGAGCTGAGGCTGATGCCTTGTTTTTAAAATTGGACTGTTCAAATGATCCTTTAACGGAAAATTTGTTATTTGAGGGGCCAAGTGCCGCACAGTTCAGAAATGGCAATAGCTTTGTTTATTCAGGAGGTGATGGTTCTTTAACATTAGTAGCAACAAATAAGGTTCTAATGACTACTAATGACATTCAGTTTGGTAAAAATAACGACTCTGATATTACACTTGATTTTGTATCAACAACTAATGACGGGCAATTTAAGTGGATGGAAGACGAAGACTATTTCCAGTTCAATGATGATATATTAATGAGCGGTACGGAGTCTCTTTATTTTGGAGTTACGACCTGCGGCATTAATTATGATGGGGGGGTATGTACGTTTCAAAATACAGGAGGGAATACAACTATATCATGTGGAGGTACGCTGACTCTTAACCCCGCAAGTTATGTATATGTAGGTGATGGTACGAACACTGATTTTGGATTCTATTTTAACGGGGCAGACAATGATGGGATCTTAAAATGGATGGAGGATGAAAACTACTTTGATTTTAATAAAGGTGTTGTTATAACAGGAGATTTAGGTTTAACAGGGTCAAGAGTAACAAAAGGCTGGTTCACGGATATAGAGTCAACAAATATGCCGACAGTTGGAGGCACAAGTATACAAGATACTTTTGATGCACGTTATTTATTAGAATCTAATAATTTATCTGACCTTGACGATGCAGGTACAGCAAGAACCAATTTAGGATTAGTAGCAGGTGGTGTAGGTGATATTTGGGTAGAAAAAGCTGGTGACACAATGACTGGGGCTTTAAATATTCATGGTTCAGCCGATACAAACCAATTAGTAGTTAGAGCAAATGCAACTCAATCAAATACTAATCCTCTTATACTGTTAGAAGCTAGTGATGGGACTGATATAATGTCAATTCATTCAGATGCTGTTAGTAATCTATTTCTTGGAATTGATGCTGGTAGAAATAACGCAGTTAGTGGTGCTGAGGGTACTTATAATACTTTTTTAGGATATGGAGCAGGGTATTCAAATACTAGTGGTGAAAAGAATTTAGCTATAGGTGGGTTATCAGGCTACTACAACGAAACTGGTGATAATAATATTTGTATAGGAAAAGAGGCATATGTAGGGACGTCTGGGAATTCAGCGAGTAATCAAGTTGCAATAGGTTATTATACGTTAAAAGATAACACAACAGGCCATTCTAATATTGCGATTGGTGCATATGCGCTAAGAAATAATACTACAGGTACTTACAACGCGGGGATAGGCAGAAGCGCATTGTTTTGTAATGAAACTTCAAATTTTAATTTAGCTATAGGATATTTTTCCCAATATCTAAGCACTGCTGAAAAAAATACCTCAATAGGGTATTACTCAATGTATGAAAACACGACTGGTACACAGAATTTAGCCATAGGTGAGCAGGCTGCTAGGTATAACCAAACAGGTAGTTATAATATTTCTATAGGAAACGGTGCAGGCAGAGGCGCAAGTGGCAATTCTCATAGTTATAATACTTTTATGGGTTATCGAGCAGGCTATGACATTACAACGGGTGGTAGTAACGTGGCTTTGGGTAGTAGCGCATTAGCCAATTTGACTTCTGGGTCAAATAATATGTCCATAGGAGTAAATACCCTTCTTTTGACTACTACTCAAAGCGGGAATGTGGCAGTGGGCACTAGCGCACTTTATAACAATACCGCTGCCGGGAATCTAGCATTAGGTCATAATGCAGGATATACAAATAGCACAGGAGCAGATAACATTTTTATTGGGAGCGATAGTGGCAAATTTAAGAGCACTGGTTCATCTAACATCTGCATAGGAGATAAATCAGGGCAAGGAACTAGCGGACAAAGTGCTTATGCTAACAATACTCTAATCGGGGTTCAATCAGGATTAGCTCTAACTACTGGCTCAAATAATTTATTATTTGGCTATTTAACTGGAGATAACTTAACTACTGGTGCAAACAATATTCTTATCGGTTACGATTTAAACGCAAGTGCGGTAGACGTAAGCAATGAATTAAATATAGGTAATCTTTTAAAAGGCGATACAAGCGCAAAAACTGTAGTCCTTGACGGCGATGTCACTATCGGAAGTGGTGCTGCGGACAAGGATTATACTTTAATATTTGATGGTGAAACCAATGACTGCACGATTACATGGTATGAAGATGAAGACCAACTATATATAGATAAAGGAGTTGAATTCGGGGGTTATGTAAATATGGGTGGCTCTTTCTTTCCTAGACAAGTTGATGATGACGGGATGGATGCAACGGATGGTACAGAGGGGGAAATAGTGTATAATCAGGACGACAATAAATTTTATGGCTGTACTGTAACAGGTACACCAGCAACATGGTCAGCACTTAACTAAAATAACTATGGATACATACAAAATAGTGGATGGGAAACTAGAAATCACATCCACAGCTACAAATAAAGAAGTAAAATCACGAGATGAAATCGAGCGTGAAAAAGAAATGCTCGAACAGGAAATTTCTAATCTCGAAGATAGGATAGCCAAACTAGACGCCTTGCTCTCTGAATGTACAAAACTTAAAATTTAACCAATTTTTATGAAACCAGAAATAACACAAACAATATTAAATTTCTTAGCCAGAGTTGATCTTAAGGGCAACGAGGCAATAGTGTTTACTCAATGCGTTCAAGAACTTAACAAACTACTAGATGACAAGAAAGAAAGCATTGACAAAGTTAAGGGAAGCGTGTCAAAAGGTTAAAGAGGAAAATGGCACGATTTTCACACACGGGCTTTGTCTCGACTATTGGATTCAAAAGCACTTAGAAAAGTGCGAAAGAATGGGTGTAACACGTATAGAAATAATTACTATTCTCTCAGAATTCTACAAAAAATAGCTTACAATAAAATTAATTGTATGTTATAATTAATTAGAAAAATCATAGGCAAAAGGACCATGGGCTAAAAGGAAATAAGGGGCGTTGCGTGAGCAAGACTCCGCTATCGTTATAATATTTAAAATTTAACCCAATTTTATAATGGCTATCTCAAGCTCAAAAGGACAAAGGGAATATTATTCTATAATCGAGTCATCAGCAACTTCTGGTCAGGAAGCACGAGCAGTTGTTAATCCTGATGGTTCTAATATAGGTGGTAGTTCTTCTACAGATGGGCCAGGCGCACCTAATATAGATTCTTATACACATTACGCATTTAATTTAACAACTGGCGCAGATCAAGTGCTTGTTTCAAGTGCAGCGGATAAACAAATATGGGTATACGGATTCGGTATTTCATGCGGTGACGCAGATGGCCAAACAGTAAGCTTTCAGGATGAAGACGACACTGCTATAACAGGTGTTATGGAATTCGCTCAATATGGAGGTATGGCAGTTAGCCCTTCAGGTAACTTTGCTATGCCAATCTGGAAACTAGGAACCGACAAAGATTTAGAAGTAGATATTACTGGAGGCGATGTGGATGGATTTATAACCTACGCCATAGTGAGTGTCTAGCAAGTATGATATAATTTTAAATTATGATTTTAACAGGAAAACATTTAGTTGATTTAGCTAATAAAAGCGACCTAGTGCGTGACTATCTTGGCGTGCCTGGATGGAATAACATAGTAAAAATAACCAACAATTCTGTTCATAGGCTTGTAGGGTTCAACGAAAACGGAGATGCGATTATAAATGCACAGTTTATTGGTTCTAGGAAATACAAAGACAGACTTACTACAAACCAGATGATACGCCTTATAGAGGATGGAGCATTTAAGCACTTAGGAAAAAGATTCGGGATGGAAGAGTATTATGATGCTATATTCACCTATAAACCTACAGCAGCAAAATTTGCCTTTGCAACTACTGGTGATTTGAAGCCAGATGCCGACCCAGAAACGAGTACTGTTGATGGTTATGCTGGTGTGACTGGTCAAGATTCCGCTTGGACAGTTATAGTTAACCATGTAGGGACTCTTGCTTTCGATTCAGCGGCAAGCGGTGGATATGTACAATTTGTATCTAGTTCTACAAATAACCAATTTGCTTCAAACTTTCGCAATGCATTCCTTTTTGATACATCCTCTATAGGGGCAGGAGCTACGATATCAAGCGGGTACTTTAAAGGATACGGATCATCTAAGTCTGATGGCCTTTCTGCAACACCAACAATAAATATTTATGCCTCTAACCCAGCGTCTGATACTGCTATGGCTGCTGGAGACTATGACTCATTCGGTTCTACAGCTTTTTGCGATACGGCAATAACATATGCTGGATGGAGCACTGCTGGGTATAATCAATTTAATCTTAATTCTTCTGGGATAGCTGCCGTTGCCGCAACTGGAATTACAAAATTAGGCACTTTAAACCCAGAATATGACGTTGCTGACAGTCAGCCAAATTGGGTAAGCGGGTCTCAGAGCGTAATTTCAGGTTACTTTGCTGACAATGGATCAAATGAGCCTATTTTAAATGTAACATACAGTACAGGTAGCACTTTTAAATTTGCTACTATGATGGGCGTAGGCTAATTAACACTTTTTACAAATGACATATAAAGAGAAAATCGCAAAATTAGAGCAGTGGAAAGATGATATCGCTCCGTTACTAAGTGAAATATGCCGAGATGTAAAACGGCTTAATTGGAAGTTGGCAGTTGCAACAGGGGTGATAGTAGGAGTTAATTTTATACTTAACGGGATGGACGTGAACCTAGTAAAAGCATTTAATTCTTTAATAAAATAATATGCCAACATACAAATCAGTAGCGAAAAATGTAGTAAAAAAGCTCCCTAGAGTGCTAAAAGCAGTGCCAGGGGCTGTAAAAACAGGCTTAAAACAGGATAAAAGGATAGTTAAAGACTGTATCCATGAGAGTTTGGAAAAATTTGTGCGAGGCACTCAGAAAGTAATCCGTAAATTTAAATAATATGAGTCTAATCACTAACAGGGGTAATGTCAGGACTGATCTAAAGATTGATCCCCAGAAAAAAATTTGGTCAGATGCAACTATAGATCGCTTTATAAATCAAGGGCAACGTTGGATTATTAACGATCCATCAATGAATTGGCCTTTTGGCGAAACTATAGGCTATTTAATACCGGTCCTAGATTATCAGGAATATAGAAAATCATCAGATGACAATCCTGAGACGTTTGTTTGCCCTTATATACGATCTTTATTAGCAGGAGAGGCCTCAAATGGTACTACTATCAGATTTTCAGACCAAGTTAGCTATAATAACAACGTAGCTACCTCCCCAAGTATACTCGCAGACTATGCAGACAGATTTTGGCTTAATGCTGGCTTTAATAGCGCAGCTGTATATACTACGTTGCATAATATGGACACTTACGATGGTGATGGAACGTGGGTAGGCTCTAATGACGCTACAACGGTCGCTACAGACGCCGCAACTTATAAAGAAGGTTCAGGGTCAGTAAGTTTTACAATTGATGTATCCAACTCTACCTCAAATAAAGCCACATTAACCAATTCTGCTTTTACAGCGGTTGATATTAGTGCTTATGATTTAAACGAAGGAGGTATTATCTTATGGGCTTACTTAACAGACGCAGGAGACATAAAATCATTCGAGGTTAAATGGGGTTCGGATTCAAGTAATTACTATGCTGCTAAACAATATGAGGTTGACGTACAAGGATTAAAGTATAAAAACGGATGGAATAGAATATTTATACCGACAAGGAACAGGCAAACGGTTGGTAGCCCTGATATGAGTGGGGTTGATTACTTACAAGTTAATATAGGCTTCGATTCAGGGGAAACAGACCAAGCGTCTTGCAGGTTGGATAGTATTCAGTATGTAGATAAGTTTTTAAGATATTGGTACTCAAGAAAATCTATAGATTTAAGTGATGATAGTGATGAAAGTGATATTCCTAGTGAATATCAATGGGTTTATGAAAAATATGCTCAATATAAATGCTGGTCAATGCTAGGAGGCAGAGAGCAGAAAGCACAACTCTGTTTAGATGAGGCCAAAATGGGAAAAAATCAAATGATAGATGAATTAATGTACAACATACCTAGAGCTTTTAATATGTTACCTAAATAATGCCTAAGCAATTAGTTTTTTCAGATTTCACAGGCGGGCTTAACCAAAATGAGCCTACTACAATAAAAGACAACGAACTTGCAAAAGCTCAGAATGTTTTTTTTGATAATGATAACCGCTTAACGACAAGAAAAGGAATAGCTGACAAGTTTGAGCCTATTCCTGATACTGTTACTGTTATAGCTGATATGAACGCTTTTGATGGGGATGGTACTTGGGTTGGCTCAGGTGATGCAGGTAACGTTACTACAGACACAACGGTTAAAAAGTACGATGCAGGCTCTGTAAACTTCGATATTACTGTTACAGGAACAGCGGCGATAATGACCAACACTACGATAACCGCTGTTGACCTTACTGCGGTACAAGAAGAAGGTTATTTCACTGCATGGGTTTATTTACCGTCTATTGCTGACTTTACGAGTGTAACTTTAACTTTAGGTGATACTTTAGACACAGACGATTACGAATTAGCTGTTACCACTCAGGCGAACGGTGATGCTTTCGAGGTAGGATGGAACTTACTTAAGTGGACTTGGTCAAGTATGACCTCAGACGGTTCACCTACAGGCTCAATAGACGAAATAAGGCTTACTTTTACCTACGAGGCTACCTTTGTAAGTGACGAAGACTTTAGAATTGATGGTATATTCTGGAACTCAGGCACAACAAATACCGCAGTAGACAGTATCTATCATGTGAAACTAGATAACGATACTAGAGTAACCTTAGCGTCTTGTGGAGGTAATGTTTTTATATTAGAGAATGACAATGATTGGGTGTTATTAGCTGATGGCTATACATCCGGTGAAAAGTTTTCGTTCCTTAATTACAAGAACATTATTTATTTTAGTAACGGTACTGATAATTTTAGCTGGTATGAACCTGATAACGAGTCAAGTGCTGGATCAGTGGTGACGGAAGATGCTGATTGCCCTAAAGCTAAATACTTAATGATGGTAGCTAATACGGCTTATGCTTGTGGTATAAGCGGATCATTAAACGAACTTCAATATACCGCAGCTCTACCAGCTAACCTAGCTAATGCAGTATGGTCAGGTTCAGAGTATATTTATGATGATGATTCAAGAGAGATTATTACAGGTATGTCAAAACTACCAAGTGACGCTATAGCAGTTTATCTTGAACGATCATCTTATTATGTAGATACAGTACCAGCTACTACAGTTATAAGGCCTTTAGATTACGACGGTGGCTGTATTTCTTGGCGTACTATTAGGAGAGTAGGCAATGATACATTCTTTTTAGCAGAAGATGCTTTATATTCGTTATCTCAAAGAGAATCAACTACAGGAACATTCGGAGCTCAGACACTATCAGATAATGTATTTCCTACAATCCAAAGCGTAGAAAATTTCAGCTCTGCAAACGCTTTCAGAGGCAAAAGAGTACAGCCAGAGCATTACTATTTGAATTTAGATACTACAGGAAACGGTGAACCTGATACTTGCTTAGTTTTAAACGTAAAATTACAAGCATGGACTGAATATCAGAACGTAAATGCTAATCAGATGATAGAATACGAAGATGAAGACGGTGAATGGCATATAATTTATGCTAATGCTTTCTCAGGGCAAGTAAGAGAGTTAGAAACAGGATTTGACGACAATGGAATAGAAATAGCTGTAAAAGTATGGACAAAAGAGAATGATTTTGGTGAGCCTACACTATATAAGGAGATAAGAGAATGTGATGTAAGTGGGTTTATCAGTGAAGCAGCTACAATAGATATTACAGACGAGATAGACGGCGAAAACAACACTACTTCAAGAATACTTGGCACTTCTTTTGCAAGTGATGTAACCGCAGGTACTAGTTTACCTCTTGGGGTTGCACCTATAGGAACTCACCCATTAACAGGTGATATTGAGGTTGAAGAAACGGTAGTATTAAGCCCGTTTAATGTAAGAGCTAATATCTATCAGCCAGGCTACAAAATACAAATAAAAGCGGAGAGTGATACTATAGGCAGCCAATGGGTACTGTCTAAAGTACAATTCCAAGTGGAATCTCTTACAACTGATTATTTCCCTAATGATTCATATATTTAACCTTAATTTTTATGACAGATTTAGCCAACTACCAAACAGTTAATCAATACGAAAGTCAGATCTCTGGCGAACTTTCTTCTGGTACTACAGCACCTTTTAGCTTAGAGGTAGAAGATGCACCAGCAGTTACTTTAGACGCTGGGCAATCTATATACTTTGTGATTGATCCAGGTACTTCCAAAGAGGAAGGTATTAGAGTAAGTGCTATATCAGGTACTACTTTAACAGTAGCAGCCAGAGGCTTACCAAAATACAACGGAGGTGCAGCTACAACAACTACTCACTCAGGAGGTGCAAAGATAATAGTAACTAATAACTGGCAAGTATTCGATGATATAGCAACGGCGGTAAACTCAAAAGCAGGCAATGCAGAAGATGAAACGATTTCAGGTGATTGGGTATTCTCAAAGTCTATCAAAGTTCCTGTTTTCGCAGACGATACCGCTAGAGATGCGGCTATTGCAAGCCCTGCTAATGGTATGGAATGTTACAGAACAGATACAGGTAAGTTTGAAGACTATACAGCAGGTTCATGGGTAGAAAGAGAATCAGGAGGTACGTTTGCTAATGCTAGTACTACTGTAGCAGGCAAGGTTGAACAAGCTACAAGTGCTGAATCCAAAGCGGGTACAGACACAGGAGGCACAGGTGCTAAAACATTCGTTTCACCTTCAGATATAGCGGCCAATGTTCAAAACGCCAGTTATTCTTTTGCAGCTGATGCTGAGGCTAGTGACACTTACGCTATTACATTAGCACCTGCGATTTCCGCTTACGCTACAGGGCAAGTATTTTACTTCACAGCCAATACAGCGAACACAGGTGCTGCTACGCTAAATGTAAACGGGAAAGGAGCTATAACTATTAAGAAAAACCATGATCAAGATTTAGCGACAGGAGATATTGGATCAGGCCAAGTCGTGGGCGTGTTTTATGATGGAACGAACTTTCAGATGCTATCACAAATTGCATCTGAGGGCTTGAAATGCTATGGCGGGAAGGCAACAATTACATTAGCAGCTAGTGCTAATTACGATACCGCTGTTTCTACAGCGGGAACACCAAAAGCAATATTCCTGCATATGGGCGGGACTGCTATAGCAAACGATAATGGTAGTTATGGTTCAGGGCAGTTTAAATGCGGAGGACAGGCGATGTTTATAGGTGATACTTTGGAATGGGCAAATTATACTACAGGAATAGATGCAGGAAGCACTTTAGAATGGTCACCTTGGAGTATAGGAGATACATCTATTGCCTTTGGGCAAGCACCAGCAGCCAACGGCCATCAAATTACGGGAATAACAATAGAAAATCTTAGCTCAACAGGTTGCACTATCAGAGTGACAAACGCTAAGAGTGGCGCATGTGTTAATGGTACTTTTTACGTTGGATATACCGTTTGGGTTTAATTAATTAATTTTCATTATGGCTAATTCACTTTTACAACGAGGAACATCTAAATCTTCTGGAGGCAGAATGTTTATGTTGCCTACTCAGAAAAATCCAGTGGTGACTAAAACACCAGACTATACGTCTGCACAGGAGAGGCAACGTAGAATTGACGCGGGAGCGGCTAATCTTAACCAAAGATTAGGAGGTGTTTCTAATATTGCTCAACCAGAGCAAGCACAAACTGCGATGACTCAATCAAGAGGAGCTTTTGATCTCGCGCCTGAAACACCAAGACAGCCTATTGATGCAGACGCTTTAAAAATGAGAGCACAGCAAGAAAGCGATGTTGCTTTAGGCAGAGATGCAGAAACTAAGAAAGCACAACAACAATCCAGAGCCTTCTTTACTGAATTAGGTAATGCTAACGTATCACAGCAGGAATTAATGGATTTAACAGGCGCTACAACAGCGCAGGAAGCAAGACAAATACTAGAATCAGGACAATACGCTAATGAGTTTGATAAATTAGTAGCTAAAAAAGCTATTGAGAAACGTAAAGCTGAATTAATGACTGAAGAGGAAAGAATTAGAGCAGACGTTGAGGCTATGTACAAACCTCAATATGAAGCCGCAAGGAGATCAGCACAGCAAGCTTCAGAAACAGCTTTTAGAGTACAAGGCAGAGCAGCACAAGGAACAAAATCAGCCGAACAGCAACAAGACATAGCAGACCAAAGAGGAATGATTGAACAAAGTATAGCCGCACAGCAGAGAATGGAAGAAAGAGCCGCTTTGGCCGCAGCAAGGGGTGCAAGTGCTGAGGAAATACAATCTATTAACGATCAGGTAAATGCAGCCAAAGAGCAACGAGCAGTTGCACAACAGGAGTTAGAATTAATGCAACAAGGCTTAGATGAAAAATCACTTGCTATTGCTAAACAGCGTAATGAGGAAAGCAAATTAGCTTTAGATGCTCTTAAATCAGGCTATCAGTACGATCCTGAAACAGGCAAATTTGAAGCGCTTTCAGGTGTAGACGGTATGAAAGCAGATATGGAAGCATCGCAACAGTTAGGTTACTTAGTAGGCGCAGACGGGCAACCTGTACTTAATAACGCAGGTAATATAGTTGAAATGCCGAAAGACCCTAATGATCCTAAATCCAATTTTCAAAAAATAGAGCAAGAAGATCCATTCACAGGTGAAAAGAAAATTATTGGATATTTTGATCCGTCAACTGCCAGAACTGTTTACTATGGTGGCGGTACGGGTGATCCTAATACTGATCCTGCAACTAAGAATTATAGAGTACGTGATGCTAACGGCTCACAGTGTGGAGAGGCGGTAAACGACAATACGGAGGGAGTAATGCCAGATGGCCGTAAAATATGGTTTACTAATAAATATGATGAGAAGAAAGAATTTATTGATCCTGAAATTACACCTGAAACTGCACAACCAGGTAACACGCTAGTAATACCAATGACTGTAGGAGGCGCACTTGAAACAGGCCATGTGGCTATGGTAATTGGTGTAAGTGGTGATGGGCAAACTATATATGTAGACGAATTTAACCGAAACGGAGATGAACAATTAACAAGAGGTTCTTATTCCGTTGCTCAGTTAGATCAATATGCACAACAAACTGGTAAGCCGTGGGGCTTTTCTCCAACAAGATTTAAAGAAAATGTAAGGGCAGGAGGTATAGCATCACCGGCTGAAGTAGGTAGCGCAATGGGAGGCGGAGAGTCAGTGAGCAGACCTAATATTACTGAGAATGAAGTAAGAACAATAGCGAAGAAGATGGGGAAAAGCCCTAAGGAGGAAGAGGAAATAGTAGCCTACTGGAAAAGAACGGGGCAGGCGCCGAGAGGTAAACCATTAGGAGGAACAGAAGCTAATAGGTTAGCTGAAGGTAACGAGGCTATACAAGCGGTACAACAGATCAAAGACCTAGTAGAGGGGGGGCTCCCTGGTGCAGGTGTTGGGTTTATGGCTAGCTTGCCAGGCGGAGCTGCTTTAATGCCAGGGACTACTAAAAAGGCTGCTAAATTAAAGATAGCCTCTCAGGTTGTAGGTAGATTCTTAGAAGGCGGTGTATTAAGAAAAGAGGATGAAATAAAATATGCTGAAATGCTACCTAACGTTAAAGATACGCCAGAGGTTGCTAAAAACAAATGGAATAATGTTATGAACGTGGTTTTGGCTAACTTGGAAAACAAAATACAGTCTTATCAAAAGGCTGGATTTGACACTGTTGAGTTTGAACAGCAAATGGCTGAATTACGCAATTCGTTTGTCCCTATTCAGGAATCATCAGAAGGTATTATAAGTGGAATAACAGGTGGTAGTTCCGAGCCAAGTGGTGAAATGTCGGATGAGGAATTGTGGGCGTCTTTAGATAACTAATTTTTATTATGGCTTATACCGATAAAGAATTAAAATTTTTAAAAGCACTTAAAAAGAAGGGTGTTCCTATGGAAGAAGCATTTGAAAGATTACGCTCTGTTCAGGGTGCCAAACAAGCACCTCCAAGTGTGCAACCTAAGAAAAAAGGTTTTGACATTAAAAAAGGGCTGAAAGGATTGAAAGAAAAAATAGTTCAGCCAGCCAGTTCATTTACCTCGAATGTGATTGGCGGGACATATGAAGCTGTTGGCAATCTTGCAGGGCTAGCAGGTAAAAGCATGAAATATGTGCCTGCTATAGGGCCTATGCTTAGCCCACAGGCCCAGCAACAATTTCAAAGGGCAGGGGAAGCTGTGCAAAAAGAAACTGCGCAAGGTGCTGACTTTATTAAAGGGCAAGCTAGAGAGGCATTTGGTGAACACAGAGTAGCAGAGCCAGTTGGAGAATTCGTTGGAAGAGCTTTGCCACAGGTTGCGCTAGGAAGGGCTGTAGCTACACCAACAGGATCAGGTGTAAGGCAGGCTGTAAAAACAGTAGCAGGAGAGGGATCAAAACTTGGTAGAGCTCTGGGGTTTGTGGGTGGAACAGGTGCTAGGTCAAGCCTAGAAACATTAGCTTACTCAGGAGCTACAAGAGGAGAGACACCTACAGGAAAAGAACTAGCGGTTGGAGCTGCTTTTGATTTTGGAGCCGAAGGTTTACAGGCAGGCTTAAATAAGCTTGGGAATATCCTGTTCTCTTCCACTATCCCAAAGTCATTGAAAGAAAGAACAAAGCAGATGTTGCAAGGAACCGACCCAGGTGAGGCAGTTTCTAAAACAGGTTTTAGTATAAATCAAAAAAGTTTATATAAGAAAGTAGGAAAGGAGAGCCAGAAGATAGCTGATGAAGTTTCCGAAATGATTAGTAAGGCGGGGAAGAAAACGCAATCACTAGACAGTGTAATGGGTGATTTAAAGACAAAAGTAAAAAATAATAAGCAATTATGGAATAAACTCGGCCTTACACCACTTGATGAAAAAAAGGCTATGCAAGTTATAGATGAAATAGCCGATGAATATAGGCAGTTATATCCTGATAATCTTTCGCTTAAACAATTAGATGAATTGAAAAATAGTCTATCTACAGGATTAAAGAAGGAATTCCAGAGGGCAGCTACTGCATCTGTAAGAGCTGCGCCTGCCGCACAAATGGAAATAAGAAAAAGTATTGTGGATTATTTAGATACAAAAGTACCAGGCTATAAGCAGAAGATGACCGAGTGGGCACCGTTATTAGAGGCAAAAGGCATCCTTAAGAAGAAGGGTGCAGGGTATAGTAGGTATCTAACTTCTGTGATCGGTGGAGCTGCATATGCTGGTGGTTCGGTGAATCCTGTCGAGGCAGCGGAAAAGGCGGCGAGAGACCCTTTTAAATTTGTAACGGACTTCCTAACAGGTGCAGTACTAACAAATGTCGCAACGTCTACAGCTTCAAAGACTGCTTCAGGGGCATTGACAAAAGGTTTGGCTAAACAGCTTGAAAAAACCTACACAAAGGTAGGGCTTAAGCAATTGTTATTGGATTTAATTAATAAAGGCAAAAAGTAAATAACCTATAGTAAGCCCAACAATTAACGAACCGATAAAATCTATTTTTGTTCCCATGCCATCTATATATCATATATAATTTAAATTGTCAATACTATGAAAGCATCACAGCGTAGAAAATTTAACCGATTAGATAAAAAATCCAGAGCAAAGAATAAATCCGCTATAGCCAAGAGGGCTAAGAGAATAGCCGAAGGAAAAAGAAAGGACAAAGCAATTAAAAGCGCAGCTAAAAAGGTATTTAGTATATTCGGTAAAAAAAAGAAATCAAAGTCTAAATTTAAATTCTAACCCTTAGAATTATGAAAAGATGGAGCCAAAGAGATAGCCGTTGGAATAATACTTATTTTAATGGAGCTATTAAAAGTCCAAAAACAACTGTAGGTACTATAGGTTGTGCTGTAACGAGTGTTTGCATGGTTCATAGTAAGTTCTACCCTAGAAATCCTATAACACCGTTAGAAGCTGCTAAAACGTGGAAATTTACACGGAATGGGTTATTGATATGGGGGGAAACAGATTTCCCTGGTATGAAATTTGTTGTAAGAAAAACGGATTACAACAAGGACATGATTAAGGAATATGCAAAAGACAAAAACAAAGGCGTAATAGTGGAGGTAAACAGAAACCATTGGTGTGCTGTTTGGGGATGGTCTATATTCGGTCCTGTATTATTTGATCCGTGGGATGGTAAAATATATTGGAAAGTGCCTAAAAAATATAGGATTTCTGGCTTTGCTTTATTTTCTAACCTAGAAGAAATATGAATAAAGAGACATTGGTACGATATGCTGTATCAACCCTCATTAGCTTTCTAACAGGCTTTTTAAGCTCTCTAGCGCTGTTTTTTGGTTCTGCCGAGGGTTGGGGTGATTTAAGCTTAAAAGCTGTTCTAATGGCTAGTATCTTTGCAGGAGTACGTCTTGCGGTTAAATACTTGGCCGAATTATTGCCTAAAGTGAAAGTTTGAGACTATTAGTAGCTTTTATTCTGCTTTTATGTATGTTCGGCTTTATACTTGCGCAATTGATTGCGTATAGTATGTAGGTGTTCCAAAATAACAACACATTTTCTTGTTAGATCAAGGCTTTTTAATGTATAATAGAGATACTGGCAAAAAGGCTATGTGGATTCCGAACAACTTGAATTCTAAAAAGCGGATCAACAACCTTAAAGAGATAATGCAGAAAGGCGATCTTGTTCGTAAAAGAAGGGCAATGACGCATTCTTAATCGACTGGATGGCCTTTCAGTGTTACCCTAAAAACCCTATACGCCCCCTTAATTCGTATTTTGGGTTCTTAGTGGTGTATTATATCATATAGAACTTAATAAGTAAACTATTCCCATATATCACCTCTGTAATAAAGTTTACCATTTATTATCTGTACCAACTCTGGTATTTGCTCCCCGTTTTGATCTGTAGTTATAGTCATGCACCCTAACTGCCAGTTTGGTGTACCTCCAACATAATCAGCTTGCTTTAGGTCAGCCAAGCAGCCAGCTTCAGCAGCCCAATATTGCTTGTTACCTATAGTATGGAAAAATAACCCTTGTCTATGCGTATGATTCTGTACAACATTATATCCTGGGAACTGCTCATGTAATAGTTTGGCTGTATAAGCAGAATGTTTAGATACACGGTCAAAATGCCCAATAAGCGTGCTTCCATATTGTACAAACGCATCTTTCTTACCAGGAATCCATTTAACCCCGTACTCGCTTAATCCAACTAAGTCAGGAATATTAATAACCTCCCATAATTCAGGAGCTTTTTTTGTTAGATATTTTTCTAACCTTTTAGAGTGGTTACCCTGTATATAGTAAATATCAGCATCAGGTAAATTTTCTCTTAATTCCTGTAAAAATTCTTTTAATTTTCCTATTTCTGTTGTTATGTTTATATCTTTATTGGCTGGTGATTTATCAAAATGACTTAAGGCGTAAAAGTCTAATAAGTCACCATTCAAAAACACTCTGTCAGGATTATATTCAGCAAGCCAAGCCATAACTAAAGACAGGGCTTCAGCGTCTTCATATCTAAAATGTAAATCCCCTAAAACACAAGCTGTTTCATTTCTTATTTGACCAGCTAATTTTTTGTATTCATTTTTTGTCATTTCTGTGTTACTGTGTCTGCGTTCACTTGGTTCCTCATTCGGGTCTATGTCTAAAATAGCCTCGATTGGGGGTGCGAAAATTTCTTTGGCCATAGTAAAAGGGGTTAAGATTAAAAACCTATGATGTTTTTGTTTTGTGTTGGTATTTCTCCTAAAATGTTATAGAGCTGTTTTTTTAATTGTTCGAAGGTTTCTTCGTCTGGATATTTTAAAAGAAGCACAAGGGCATTCCTAACCGCTTGTACTTCGGTATGTTTTTCTGCCAGCTCATTGCAATGATTGTCTAAAATAACAATCAAGCCTTTCACTTGATTTTGGAGTTCATTTGGTTTCACGTTACTATTATACCAGATCAACAACCAATTCAACAAGTGAATTAACCGCATCTGCTAGCTCAATATCGTCGTTTTTATAACATTCTAAGATATTAATAAGAGCTACTTTTATTTCTTCGGGGTCTTTCTCCAGACTTTGCTGTAACTCACCAGTGCTATGATTAGTCTCGTGTTCAGATAATCTATCTTGAATAGTATCCATAATATTATCTTAAAAATTAATTTCATATTTCAATTTCAATTGGTATAGGTAAATGTGCTTCAGTGTGGAATTGACCAGCTTTACAGGGTGGCCCTACTAATAATACATGCAAAGTTACTTTATTATCAACTTTGTCTACTATCATTAATCCTTTAAAGGTAACATTATTTATTTCAAGTTCAAACTTTATAGGTTCTGTTCGTGAATTGTCAGGCATCTCTTTAACAACTTTTTTTAATTCACTTTTTACACCTTCTAAAAACTTATTAAAATTCTCTAATATTAGTTTATCTCTTTCTGCTACGTTTTCTGGGTTAGCATACCATTCAGGAAGCTTCTCAGGGGCTTTTTTAGCCTGTTTAACGTCCGTGTTTGAATCTTGTGTACTTGTAGGCTCAGGAGTTTTTTCAGGAGCTGTAACAGGCTGCTGTGGATAATAGTGGTTTATTACACAGCTTGCGACTGGCGCAACGGGTGTAAGCATAGCCATGATAGCTATACGCCTTGCCCATATTTTTAATCTTGAAGGGTTTAACATCTTGTTAGCCTCACTAAGGGCTATTTGTTTTATCTTTTCATCTTTGGCCATTTGTTTGTCTATTTCTTTTAGTTGTTTAGGTGAAAGAGCCTTACGATCATATATTTTACCGTCAGGCATCCCTAAATGTGTAGGTTTATTCATGGTTCACTTGGTTATATAGCTCTATTATATCATTCTTTACTTAATTCCTTAAGGATTTTCTCGCGGATCACAGCTTCGTCCTTCTCTTTTTGCTCACGTTCTTTCTTTTGTTCGGGTGTTTCTCTGATTTCTTCTAGTTGTTTATCCATATATAAGCAGTTATGTGTTAAGGTTATTGCACCAGCCGCAGCACCTCCAAGAAGTGCCAGTACTGCTAGTACTCTTAGTTTTTCAGATATTGAGGGTTCCTTTGGCGGTTGGTATATTTCAGTCATTGGTTATCAATTTCAGGCACTTTTACGCCAGGGTTTAGACTCAGCATTAAGGTGTATCCCCGTATCATCTCGAGCACAAATAAGTGATCTGTATTGAGATTCCCTTCAGCTACAAGTTTAAATAAAAGCTTAATATTATGTCTGCATCTCTCAATATCTTTTAGCCGCTCAGCCATATTAACAAATCTAATCCTGCCTTGAGTGTCTTTATGAACAGCCTTAAGAATCGCATCCATCATCTCCAATTCATCCTCTATCTCTTTGTAGTTCTCGAAAGGTATCATGTTCTCTTGGTTTAAATATCCTTTGGTTTTGTTCTCGTACAGCTTTTAGATAATCGTAAGTTTCTTTAAGCTCTTTTATCGTATCTATTATACCATAGAATAGTTCGCCTATGTTGTATTTGATTTCACCAAGTTTTATAGTATTAGTTATTGGTTAAAGGTTATTCTGTCAAATAGTCTTTAAATATTTCTACAACGTGGTCTATAAACTGCTCCCTACTTATTTCTTGATGAAAATCATTACCATAGCAATTTATCCACTCATCTAATGCTATTCCTTTCACCTCATCTTTTTTAGAAGGTGTTATAATTAAGCAGTCATCACAAATAGGCAAAGTTTCTCCATCTGAAATCCAGTCCATTTCAAGATTACATTCTGAACAGTTTGTTTGGTAGGTATCAGCCATAGTATTAGTTATTGGTTAAGTAATGCTTCAATCTGTTTTAGTCTCCTTACAAGGTGTTTAGCTTCTGTAAATGAGGTCATTGCCCACTCTATTCTTAATCTTAAATCTTCGAGTTCGTTTTTAAGATACTCAGGAGGCTCTAAAGTTAAGAGTTCATCTATTCTTTGATTAATATCAATATGGATTGTATTAGATATTTTAGGTTTCATAGTATTTAAATAATAATATCTTTCCATTCGTCAAGTTCTTTTTCTATCCTTTCTGCACAGTCATCACAAATACCATGTGAGATTAAGTATTCAGTCTTGTCACGGGTTTCTGCAATGAGCTTAGATTCTTCATCCATCCACTCGTTGCACCACGAACACTTTCTAATCAATGGTTTGTTTTCTAGGTATTTCATAATATATGTTCTCTTATAGACATAATGAAATCAAAATATCCATTTAAAACTTCTATATCCAGGGTTTCATTAATCAGCTTGCGGTAGTAAGGTATTACACCTAAAGCGGTTTCTAAGGATTCTAGTTTATCTTTGCGGTGGTGGATTCCTCTAGTGTGTTTAACGTGAAAGATTTTAGACTGTAGGTCCTTTTCTAGGTGGTCGAGTTCTTCGATGATTTCTGATTTATATTTCATAGTTTACAAAGAATTAAAAAGGGGTTTACAAAGAATTTGCTTTAGATTGCAGTTTACCGCAATGCTGGCATTTAAAATAGTTTAATTCTTTTGAGGACATAACTTGAGTCTTACATTCTCTACACATGTTTAACTCGTATGTTTTCTCAGTAAAGCCTTGTGATATTAAAGTTTGTTTATCCATTTATTTATTGTTATAGATCCAATGTACATTATAATACCAAGCTTCTGCCCTGTCGTTTCCGCTCCATTTAACAGCGTCTTGGTATGTAGGTATTCGGTTACCGTAGTGAGTACGCCAAATGCGCTTAAAATCGTCTATACTTGCTTGTTTGGTTTCGTAACGTTTAGGCTCCCTATGTCCGTTTACCCAGGTCATGATGCCGAATCCGTTATTGTGAGTCTTGCCGCAGCCCAATGTAAAGTCTTTTGTTTCTTGAAAGGAAATTGCGTAGGCTAATCTGTCTAAATCCACTCTGTCTATATCCCAATTATACTCGGTTGGTACAGGGACGTTAAACGTAATTGCTGCGTATGCTCTCTTTTCTGCCAGTGAGAACACTAAGAACATAGCAAGTAATATAAGCGTGATTTCTCTGTTCTTTTTACAGAACATAAATCTTAAAATGTTAAGGAGTAACCTCCGTGGATAACTAGTTAGTTGGATAAATTTATTCATTTGTTTTTTTGTTAATTGATAAGATTTTAAAATTTACTCTCCTTTTATTAATCCTTTTAAAGTATTGCTCTACAACCTCAGGTAGGATTAGTGCTGTGATTGTAATGGTTAGCACTGTAAGTGCCATAAAAAAGTTTTCGATCATATTTTTGTTTTAAAAATTAAAGTAATGTAGTAATGCAAGTATTGCTATTAAAGATACAAGCATTGGTAATATGTAAAGGTATTTAAGATGTTTCATTTTTAAGCTGGTTAAGTATGTCTATGTCCGAATAAAAAAACGGGTCTTTTACGGTTCCTATCTCTGTTCTTGTTCCTAGCTGAGTAAAGTTAAACAGTAGTTGAAAGAATCTTTGGTTAGGATATTTATTCCAGAGCTTTTCTATAAGCTCTAATAGTTCGTGTTGGTGTTTTTTCATGATCCGTATTTTATATAATTAGCCATGTCGTCTGCTGATTCAAATTTAGTGCCTCTTTTACCTGTCATTATTTTCCATAAAGGAGTATGTAAATAATATTTTTCGTAACCAGTTAATTCCGTTTTTTGGTTTAATGATAATAGGTATTCTAATGTCATATATTTAATGTTAATGGTTTATTTTTTAAGCTCATTTTCCTTTAATTATAAAGTCAGTCCATTCTAGTATCTCTGCTTTTGTAGTATCTGATAGCTCTTTGCCTTTTTCTATAAACGCTATAGCTACTCCATGTCTCACCTTCCCTTCTGCTATTGCATCCCAGTCAGGCTTCTGTTGCGGTTCGTACTCTTGGGTTGGAGGTGGAGGGCAACTCTGGTTCATTTCTTTTAGAGCAACATCTGTCATTTGTTTTAGTTGCTCTTTTTTTGTTAGCAACTTGTATTTCCAGTTGTTAAATCCATCATCACTTTCTACAAGTTCAACTTCTATAGTAGCGCCTATACTAGGTAGAAATTCCTCACCCCACACCATGTTTCCCCACCATTTATCATTAGACTTAATAGATACATACCAGCCAGCAGTACCATCATCTAATTTATATTTCGTACCATCTTTTTTATGGTCTCTTATAATACAGTTTTTATCTGTTAATGTTATTTTCATGCTTCTGGTAAGTTAAGAAATATTTCCATAATCTCTTTCGGTGTCTTATCCGGGTTTTCTTCATTAAGCCATTCTATGATTTTAGTATTTTCGTTGTTGCTCATGGTTTTTAATGGGGGGTCGCACAAACATTAATGAGTCTTCAGCTTTCGCATCTGATCTTGGCTCCCCCCATCCGTTATTTATTAAGTTTTTTATCTATTACTTTATTTAATTGATCCCATGTTTTATGTAAAGGGTCATTAGTCATTTCTTTTGAGAGGTCGTGTAAATGTCCTTTGTCTAGGTGCATTAACCTAAGCTCTCTTTGGAACTTTTCAAGGAGTCTATAGGTCTCACGTTGCATATGAGTATAAGCTTCATCTTCAGCGGCCTCTTTATATAATGTATTTGAATTAAACATATTATTAGGGGTTAGTTAGACGGTTAGAAGGTTGTCAGCTTGTTATGATTTTTGCTGCTCGTTTTCTGTTTGTCTATCTCTATATTACTCTTTTTGGTGAACAAAGTCAATACTTTTTTACTATTCACGCTTGACAAATGGCGAACAAATTATCTTGACATTTGGTTGCATCTGATATAAAATGCTTGCGGAATTTAATAAAATACTATGGAAAAAGTAAAAGAATCTGACAGGCGCATCCTTTTCCTTATTAGAAACTATTATGCGGAAAATGGAATAATGCCTACATATAGGATTATACAGGAAATGGCTGCTTACGCCTCTGTTAATTCTGCTTACAAGCTTGTTAAACGCCTGATACAGGCTGGATATATTAAAAAATTAGGCAACCGTTTAGCTCCTGATAATTTATACTATGACCAATGATCAACAACTTATAAAATTAGATCAGGCCAGTAGGCTACTCTCTGAGGTTAATTCGGTAGAGCAAGCAAAAGACATTATAGACATTGCACAGGCTGGCGAGGTTTATGCCAAGAGGGTGTTAAAAAGCGAAGAGGCTGAAATGTATGCTCGTGCTATTAAATTAATGGCGCAACGTAAGGCTGGGTGCTTTTTGAAAGAAATGCCCAAGGTACAAGGTGCAAGGCCAACGGGGTTACCTGATGGTACCCCGCAATTAAAAGACATAGGCATATCCAAGAAACAGTCATCTAATTGGCAAAAGCTTGCTGAAATACCAGAGGAGACCTTTGAACAAGTAAAGAGCGGTAAAAAAACTATAAAAAAGGCAACGCAGGAGATAAGAAGGGCAAAAAGGATCAACGAAGCAAAAGTCCTAGCTGATAACACTAAGCTTACAGATGTATCATTGCTTAATATTGACTTTAGAAATATAGAACTGGAAGACAGTTCAATTGATTTAATTTTAACTGATCCACCATATCCAAAGGAATATTTACCTCTTTGGCAAGATCTGTTTAATATGGCATCTAAAAAATTAAAAGATGGTGGGTTCCTCGTGGCGTATTCAGGACAAATGTACCTAGATAAAATAATGAAAATGGATAGTGCGTTAGATTATTATTGGACTTTTTGTTTAAAGCATAAAGGTGCATCACAAATTGTAAATGGTAGGAATGTGATGTGTGGATGGAAGCCTATATTAATATTTCAAAAAGGTATAAAAAAACTACCATATCCTCCTATAGATGTTGTTGTTAGTGAATCAAGAGAAAAAGATGGTCATGAATGGCAGCAAAGTGAATCAGGTGCAGCTCAGTTGATAGAGATATTCTCAAAGCCTAGTGATGTGGTTTTAGACCCTTTTATGGGTGCTGGTACTTTCCCTTATATCGCGCATAAAATGAAACGCAAAGCCATTGGCGCAGAGATAGACAATGCCTCTTATTTAATATCTAAAGCAAGATTTAATGACTAGACAAGAGCAGACTAATAACAGAGATTTGACTGTTTCAAAATGGATACGTGCAAAGCTACCAGATAGTTCAACTGGCTTTTTGGTTTCCGATTTAGATTTTATTTTATACAACTGGAAAACACAAAAACTAATGCTCCTTGAGGTTAAACAGTTTGGCTCTAAGCCTAGAAAGTGGCAGAAGAAATTGTTTGCGATGCTGCACAAAATAATTTATACAGGTGTTAAGGTGTTTAACGCTCAAAAAACATTTGATATTAATTGTGAATATGGTGACTTAGAATATCTTGGCTTTCATTTAATAACTGTAAACGGAAAGGATTTTAGTGATGGTGTATTGTTTGACAACATTAAAGTAACCGAAAGCGAATTAATTGCTAGGTTATCATTTTAGTATTAATTTGTGCTATAATATACCTATGAAAAAATTTAATAAAAAAATCAAGGTAACTCAGAACATTAAATGTAAAGTATGCGGTGATGTAATACAAAACGTATATGTTGATCCACCTGGCAAAATGCAAAAGAGATGCTCGTGCAATACTTAACCCCTAAATTATGGAATTCAAATGCTACAACCCTAGGTTAAAGACCTTAACTTCCGAAAAGTCTTCGGCTCGTCTTTGGTTAGACCTTGAACCTGATGAAGTACCGGAAGTTTGGAAATGGATTCAGGAATCAGAGGAAACACTTTATAAAGTAAATATAGAGCCTTATGTCATCGGCACTTAAAAAGAAAGCTGACACCCTTTTTAGTAAGTATATACGCTTAAAATATGCCGACAGTAACGGTTATGTTAAATGTGTAACCTGCGGGGTTAAAAAACATTACAAGGACTCAATGGACGCAGGACATTACGTTCCTAGAAACCATTTAAGCACAAGGTGGTTAGAAACCAACGTACACGTTCAATGTCGGGGCTGCAATCGGTTTGGAGGTGGGAGGTTAGATGAATACGCTTTGTTCTTAACAAAAACTTACGGTAACGAAGTCTTAGATTACTTAAACAAAAAGAAACATACTACCTGTAAGATGACCAAAGCGGATTATGAAACATTAATTGAAGATTTAAAGTTGAAAATAAAAGAATTAGAAGGTAGAATAGCTTAGGTAGCTTGCCCCTGCTAACCAGTGCGCTTGAACTATAGTAAACAGTGCACAAAGCCGTGACTTGATCACCACGGAAGAGGGGCTTTAAAAAAACACTTTACTTTTAATTTAGAATTTGATAAGATAATTAATGTAGAAAGATAAATCCAGAGCCTTGCTAACGGGGTAGACGGTGTGCATCGAGACAGGTGCAATATCTTTCTACCACCTCTATCTCGTTAGCAGGGTTTTATTTAATTACTAAATACTGGGGGTAAGGCTATAAGCATAATCCATCAAACCTCCCCTGGATGCTGACATAAGTAGATGGTGAAAAAGCACACGTTCAACTCCTTAATACGGTTCTCTATACTGGGTCATAATCGAGCAAGGCTAGGAGAAAGAGAATAAAACTGTTGATATGGATTGGTTGTAGTGGGGGCGAGGGTATACTCGGACAGAAAAGCTTTACTGCTGATAACGTTATCCAACTACCTTGCGTTATCAGATTGCCACCAGGCACATGGACGTGACCTGAGCTGAGAGTAGGTAGTGAAGTAGCACTCCTGGAGAAAAAGGAAACAAGTGTGAAACGGATAAGCTTTTAGCTACCACTGTACCTCTCGGACAGAAGTTAATGCAATAACATGAAAACATTTAAATGTAAATGATGAATGAAGTAGAAAAGAAAATATTCTGTGATAAGCTGAACATGGCACTTAATGGACAGTTTTACACAATCGAACTCCTTAAGCACATGTACCGTGATGAACCAGAAGTACTTAACTACTTAACAAAACAACCATGGAACTCGCAATTATAATTATTTTAGTGATTTTTATACCGAGCACACTATTAGCGTTTATCTGGATGGCTTGTGCAATAACTGAAGCGCTGAAGGAACTTGAAACATTAAAGGAGGAAAAATACGATTATTACAACGACCTAAAGGATTTATATAATTTTTTAGACATAGAATACCAAGCCGCCAAGCTCGTCAAGAAGAAGAAATAACTTAAATAACTATGAAACCAAACAAGAAAACAAAGGCACTACTTAAGAAAAACTCTATGAAGTTTTCTATTACAGAGGTGTCACCACCTGAGCAATATATTAAATTCCCAGAGGTGGTGAAGAATATTTACCGCGTACTTGTTTACGAGAACGATGAAAAAGCAGCACAGTTTTACATTACTGATGATAGCCTGCTAGACAAGAAAATAGAAGAAAGTATTACTTACTTAAAGAAACATGAAACGTAAATCGTATTACAGAATGCTTGCAGAAGCTAACGGTGTTGATCCTGATGATAAACCTTTTAACGGTGGAGCTACTATGAAAACACTAAGAGAACAGTGGCGTAAGGCAGGTAAGTTAGCTAAATCGTGGAGAAGTAAAACTATTAATTAATTTACTTGGAAATTAGAGTATGCTATAATGGTTCACAGTAGAACTTAACTATGAACCAATGCAAGTATATATATGCGATAAATGCGGTGATAACATTCCAGAAAGACAAGTTTGGCATGTTAACGCTATGAGTTACTCAGATATACTTGAAAAGGATTTTGAATACGAATACTGCGAAGTTTGCTTTAATAAAATAAAAGAAATCTTAGAAGATGAAACTGACTCGTGATGATATCAGGAACTTACAATACAAAAGCCTCTCAGAACACGAATTAGAGGCCATTAAAGGCGAAATACTGCTTGGTTTCGCAGAACATGTGGGAGGACTGCCTGCAAGAGCATTCCAAAGCGGAGAACACACATTAGTATTTAATTATTTTATCCAATAGAATTTCTATTTACTTGTCAGAACTGTTTAACCAATTTCAGCCGTAACATGAATTTCGGCTCTAAACCAAACAACGTAAGATGCGTTAAGTGCGGTAAGAAAGTAAAAGGAAAACTAGTACCGCCTTCAGTACATTTTAAAGGAAAAGACTTCGCTGCTAACAACAAATAGATGAACACTAAAGTAAAAGCCACTGATCCAAAAATACCAGATAAGAAAGATGAACTCTTATTAACAAAAAAAGAACTATTTTTAGAAGCAGTCAGATTAACAGAACCAAAAAAGAAACAAGAGTATAATAAACTTGAAGAAGACATAACAAACCTTTACTATTTCTTACAGAAACTAGCAAAGAAACACAACTTAATTTAGTCAAGGCTTAAACTATGGGCAAAGCAATATGTAAAGAGAACGCATCCGAACTGGGAAAGAAGGGTGTAGCGGCAAGAGAAAAGAACAAAGAAAACCTTTGGGCTTTTCTAGCTAGTGGTGGAGCAAGGCAATATCATGAGAAGCTAGAGCAGTTAGCTAATAAAGAAAAACTGACTAAACCAGAGCAAGAGTTTATGGATAGAGTAGAGAAGTTGTTCCCTTATGTTAAACCACGTAAGACTGACATAACTACTGATGGAGAAAAAATACCACAACCTATAATTAATGTTCCAAGAAACGACAGCAACTAGGAAGGTGATAGCAATGAAAAAAAGGATAAGGGCTATACCTGGCGGTACTAGTGCCAGCAAGACCATATCTATTCTTTTATACTTAATAGGATTAGCACAAAGCGATAAGACACCAACACTAACCAGTGTAATAGCAGAAAGTTTCCCGCATCTCCGCCGTGGAGCTATGAGGGATTTTTTACGTATAATGAAAGAACATAATTATTTTAAAGATAAGCTATGGAATAAATCAGAAAGTACATATGTATTTGAAACAGGAAGCAAGATGGAGTTCTTCAGTGCAGATCAGCCAGAGAAACTGCGTGGAGGCCGTAGAGATCGTTTATTTATGAATGAGTGCAACAACATACCATTCAGTGCTTTTGAGGAATTAGAAGTAAGAACAAAAGAATTTATTTTCTTGGATTGGAATCCAACCAATGAGTTCTGGTATTACACAGACCTGAAGCCTACAAGAACAGATGTAGAAGAACTTACATTAACTTATTTAGACAATGAAGCGTTAGACCAAGAGATTATTGATTCTATTGAACAGCGTAAGGATCGTAAAGCTTGGTGGACTGTTTATGGTTTAGGGCAGTTAGGAGAAATAGAAACAAGAATATACACAGGCTGGGAAATAATTGACGACATACCACACGAAGCGAGACTAGAATCAAGAGGTTTAGACTTTGGTTACAGCAATGATCCAACCTGTTTAGTAGACATTTACAAATACAACGGTGGTTACATTGTTGATGAACTCCTGTTCCAGAAAGGTATGCACAACAAGGATATAGCGCAGTTTATATTATCCACTGAAAACAACACGGTTACTATCGCTGACAGTGCAGAGCCTAAAAGTATTGATGAGATTAAACTTTACGGCGTTAATATCAAGCCTGCTATCAAAGGCCAAGGTTCTGTTAATAAAGGGATAGATTTCGTACAATCACAAAAGATGTCAGTTACCAAAAGATCAGTTAATGTGATAAAATCTTATCGTAATTATTTATGGCAGACAGATAAGCTAGGTACAATATTAAATGATCCGGACCATAACTACTCAGATGCTATGGACGCTGTGCGTTATGGAATGAGCTTATTTCGTGCCTCAGACAAAGAAATACATTACGACTATAACGACATAATGAAAGACATCTTATGAACATTGCTGATAGCGCAAAAATAAGGAAAGATGTCAGGCTAGATGAACTTGGTGATGGCAAGATTGTAATTAAACATAATGCAGCAATAGGGGAAAGATCAATAATAGCAGCTAATGAATCAGTAGTTATTGGAGAGTTCGCAATGCTTGCACCTAATGTTTATATATGCGATACTGATCATGGATATGAAGATATATTAACACCTCCGATGTGTCAGCCATTAAGAAAGCCAAGACCAATAGTCTTAGGAAATAATTGTTGGGTTGGTATAAACTGTGTTATACTGGCTTCAGTTGGTAAGGGGTCTGTTATAGGTGCTAACTCAGTTGTTACTAAAGATATACCTGATTACTGCGTAGCGGTAGGCCAGCCAGCTAAATGTGTAAAAAGATATAACTTTAATAATAAACTATGGGAAAAGGTAAAATAAAAACATTAGTAATTGGATTACCAAACGCAACAGGAACAGTACCAAGTGATTGGGCTGTGATGTTAGCGGCTATTTGTACTCACTTAGCCACAAAAGGAATAACATGTAAGATGATCGGAGTTGATCGTTCTTTCGTTGATGCAGCAAGAAACGAGGTAATTAAAATAGCCAAACAGTTTGATGCTGATGCTGTATTCTTTTTAGATGCTGATACTTATATACAGCCTGACGGTGTTTGGAAACTTATAGAAATGGACAAGGATATAATCAGTCCACCTGTAGCAGATCGTAAAGGCGGTGTGCTTTTAAATGTCTTAGATGATTACTTAGTTAAAAGAACAGCAATAGAAAAAACAGAAAAGGTTAAAGCAATAGGCTCAGCATGTACTCTGATTAAGCGTAAAGTTTACGAGAAGTTATTGGAAGAGTACGCTACGCCTTATGAATTCCAAATAGCTACAACAGATCAAGGCAAGAAGATACCAATAAGCGAAGATATAGGATTCTGTTTAAGGGCTGAGAAGTTTGGATTTGAGACATGGGTCTGCAAAAATATAAAGACTCAACACCTCGGGAATCCGATTAAATATACTTATGATGGTTGAAACGTGGACTAATATCGACGGCTATAATGGAGAGTATGAGGTGAGTAGTCTTGGAAGAATTAAGAGCTACAAAAGATACCCAGAAGGTAGGATTTTAAAATGTGGCAGTACACCAACAGGGTATAGAGTAGTGACTTTAAGTAAAGATAATGTGCTTCAATATTGTTCAGTCCATAAATTAGTGGCTTTACATTTCATCCCATACCCTGAAGTGGAGAAAATATACCAAGTTAATCATAGGGATGGTAATAAAGAAAATAATGATGTAAGCAATCTTGAATGGGTGACTTGTAGCGAAAATCATAAACATGCCTTTAGAACTGGGTTGCGTAACCCATGTTGGGGTTATCGCCCTAAAGGAGAACTTAATAATCAATCCAAATTAAATGAGAAGCAAGTAAGGGTTATCAAATGGCTTAGGGTAATTAACCCAAAGTTATCAGACTTAAAGGTTGGTAAGATATTTGGGATGAGTGAGTATACTATGTTCTGTATAAGGCATAATAAGACTTGGAAACATGTAAAAATATAACTATGAAGGATAAACTTATTAAATGGCAAACTTACAAGATGGGTTTACCTTGGGATATATTCTTTGTATATGAGCGCATGAAAATTGATAACTCTGTACACTTCAGAAGAAAGGTGAGAGGCGAGAAATTATTAGAATCTATTTGCTTAAAATGTGATAAATTTCTATGAAGGATAAGATAATAATTTTGGCCGCAGGTGAAGGCACTAGATGGAATAACTATCTAGGAACACCTAAACATCTATTAAAGATAGATGATGAAACTTTACTAGAAAGAACAACACGCCTATTTAAAGGCTGTGACATTGTTATCGTTGGCCGTGATGATAGGTACAAGGTCGAAGGTTCTACGCTTCATATACCTAAAGAAATAGGATTACATGATATAAACCGCCAGACGTTCTATTCACAGGATTTATGGAGCAAGGAAGGTAGGACCATTATCGTGTTAGGGGATGTTTTCTTCACCGAAGAAGCCGTTAAGACGATCAGAGGTTATGAGGGAGATGATATTAGATTTTACGGCAGACATAAGGAAGGTAAGATAAATAAATGCCCTTGGGGTGAATTATTTGCGGTTTCATTCCTGCCTAATCATCATGATGAAATCATTGCATGCCTACATAAAGCTAGCAAAATACTCAAGCATAACGGCATGTTAAACAACTGGTGGGAGTTCTACAGATATTTAGATGGCATTGATCCTATGGTTGATGAAATAGGTGATAGGTTTGTTGAGATCAATGACTGGACGGATGACTTTGATAATCCTGAAAATTATGTGATTTGGTCACATTATTATAAAAAAAGAAATGACAATAGACGTAATAATTCTAAGTAACGGGAAGACACCTGAGTTAATTGAGATGACTCAGAAGTGTATAGACTCTTGCCATGACTCTGAAACAGAGCATGAGTTTTGGATTAAAGTATTTGAACAAACGGAACATGAATACGAAAGTGCAGAAACCATAAACTACGACTGTCCTTTTCACTATAATAAGTTAATGAATATCGGAATAGCTTTAACTAAACACGAATGGATATGCTTATGTAATAATGATCTTATCTTCCACAAAGGTTGGCTTACTGAATGCCTTAAGTATAAAGATAAATATATGTCAATGTGTCCTGATGAGTTTAATTATGGCGGAGAGCCTGAGGAAGGCTATAAAGTAGGTCAGCGTGGACAATTTAAAGGCCAATGTATCCTGACTAATCGTAAATTGTACGATATTATCGGTAAGATAGATGAATCAGTTAATTTCCATTGTTCAGATCATGTAATGGTTGACCAAATTAAAAAAGCAGGAATTAAACATGCTTTAATCAAAGATGCTTACGTTGAGCATTTAGTACACGCAACTTTAAAGACATGCAGCGGTGAGGAAAAGATACATTACTGTGACGAACAAAGCAGGATTTATTCCGAGAGTTTAGGTGAAGGTAAACTAATAATTAAATAATGCACGACAATTGCTACCAAATCATGGAGAGATTTTCTAGATATTTCGTTACCGATGATATGTTTGTGTGTGATGTCGGGAGCCTTGATGTCAATGGTACATTTAAGGATTTATTTGAGAATTATACAGGTATTGATATTGTCGAAGGTAAGAATGTCGATCGTGTTGTTAAGCCTTACAACTTTGGCGACCAGTTATATGATGTTGTGATATCGGGGAATTGTATGGAGCATGTAGAAGATTTACATAGGTGGAGTAAGGCAGTAAAAAAAATAATTAAACCTGGTGGCTTCTTGTGTATCACAACGCCATGGAAGATAAACGAACACCGTCATCCTATTGATTGCTGGAGAATAATGCCGGACGGAATGAGGTGGCTATTTAAAGACATGAAAATAATTGATTGTGGTAAACAAGATATTGATACTTACTTAATAGCTAGAAAATGAACCTATACAGATCAAAGTGCGAATCATGCGGCGATGAATCATATATATTCCCAGACCAGATAGCGGAAATAAAAAAGAACGACAACCTAGCTTTACACAAATACTGTAAAGAAAAGCTTTATATCGGCGCACCTTGGTTTTGTGTTAAGTGTGATGCGTCTAAAAAAGACGGGAAGAGATGTAAAATATCAGCTCATTTAACAGGTGACAAAGCTAAGAATTTAATTGAAATCCGTAACCGTGGTGCTAATTTAGAAAAAATGGGTTTCTATCTACCTAAAGATATAGTATAATATTTAATGGGAAAGGGTTTAATCTAATTAAACCTATGGCAAAAAACAATCTGAGTGCTGAAGAGCAAAGCAAAATAATTCAGCATGTTACTAACTTTAAACAAGATATTCTGCAAGCTACAGAGAATTTAAGGAATGTGTGGCTTGAATTATATAAGAATTATCGTCTTTTTAAAGCTCAAGATAAAAAGGCTTGGCAGTCTAAGCTTTGGATTCCGAAAACTTTTACAGCTATTGAGCAGATAGCAAGCAGAACAACAGCGCATAATCCTAAGTTTAACTTAAAAGCCTTACAAAGTTCAGCATTGCAGTTTTATACAGCTAATCAGGCCGAGATAGATGAGACTATAGCAACTAATAAAGAGGCTGAAATAAATCCAGAGGTAGTACCAAAAGAAATGCCAGAGCCTAAAGTAATGTCTAGTAGAGACATACTTGAAGCTTATTTGTTGTATGTATTTACAGAGCAGAAACTTAAACAGAAAATTAGATTGTGGGATAAGGGGCGTTTAATATATGGTACTTATCATGTAAAGATTTCTACAGACGTTCTTACCGAAACCAGAAAGAGCAAGAAAAAGAAAGATGACGGCTCTTACGAGGAAGTGGAAGAAGAAATATTTAAAAACGTTTTACCGGATATTAACGTAGTAGATGTATTTGATTTCTTAATCCATCCGTTTGAAAGGAGTGTAGATGAAGCTTACGGTGTTATTCACAAGAGGGACGATGTAAGTTTAAATGAATTAGATGATGAAACTTATTTTAATTTAGATTTAATAAGCTCTGAAAGGAGTTCAGGCTTAGATTTAGAGCCAGAGGAATTAGAAAAAAGGAATATCATAGCAACTAATGTACAAAAGAAAATAAAAAAAGATTCGTTTTGCTTAAATGAATACTGGGGTAAGTATTCCAAAACAGGAAAACCAGAAGACGAGAAAGAATACATCATTACAGTTGTTGATGATGCTTTGGTTATAAGATGTGAAGAGAATGAACTGAAAGACCCTAACGGGAAACCTGTCAGACCTTTTGTTGCGATGCACGACCAGCCAGTACCAGGGGAGTATTACGCTATTGGAGACGCAGAGCCTATTATGTCTCTACAGAAAGAAATGAACGATCTTAGGAATTTAAGACAGGATTACAATAA